GGTATAGATATTCTTAATATGAAAAACAATTTTGCTTTTACTAAGAGATTTTTAAAGGAAGACGTTATAGATAGGCTAAGAATACAACATGTTGATAATCAAATACAAGTTGTAGAAAAACCACACGGCCATTTTTTACCGTATAGTTTTGTTATTTTTTTAAACGATGATTTTAAGGGTGGAGAATTGATATTTGATAATATAACTGTTAGACCGCAGAAAGGACAGCTGGTTTATTTTACAGGAGACGAGGTACATAACGTAAATTCGGTGTTAGAGGGAGACAGGTATACATTAGTGTCGTTTCTTAAATCTGACATTAAAATAACAGATTCTAAGCTAATTTAATATGAGGTTTAAAGTAGACTTGAGAAATTATAAGATAGTCGAGATTCCACTATATATAAGAGAGGAAACTGTAGATACGATTAATTTTGATGAGTTGGCAGATGAGATTACTGAATTCAACAGGGAAATTCAGTGGGATGGTATGTGGACTTTAGAAGATGCCAAAAACCGACTACTAGATAGTTGGAGACTTATAGTATTTGTTCCAGGAGTTAGAATAAAAGGCTGGTACTGGTTAGATAATACACAAGAACCTAGAAACATATACGTAAACAGAAGATATAGAGGGTTAGAAATTGGGAAAGAGTTTAATTTTAAATTACTTAATATCTGCAAAGACTTAGGAATGGATGAAGTAGAATGTAGTGTTGATGACTGGAACGTAAAAAGTCAAAGCTGCTTTAAAAAAGCAGGCTGGTCTGAGGTTACCCAACCAAATACTCTCCAGCAGGTTGGGTTTTGAGTAAAAAACTATATATTTATATAATACAACAACAAAAATTTTAAATTATGTTATTACTATTAGGTATTATTGCTGCAGCAGCAATCTTTGTTGCTTACATGCTTAACAAATCAAACAAGCCTGAGATTAAGATTGAAGCTCCTGAAAAAATTGAGCCAATCGAAGAACCAGTTAAAGAAGTTAAAGCTACAAAAACAAAAACTACTAAGCCAGCTACACAAGCAGCAAAAAAATCCAAAGTGAAATAATATGAGTGTTAAAGTAACTCCAGAAGAATTACAGCAATTACAGGAAGTTAGAAAGGCAGTTCACGAGACAATTTCTATTATTGGCGATTTAAACTACAGAAAAACCTTAATTGACCTCGAATTAGAGGCTATAAAAGAGGCTGTTAAGCAAAATTCTACTAAAGAAAGAGCTCTTTTATCTGAGTTTGGTCAGAAATACGGCGACGGTTCTATTAATACCGAAACAGGCGAAATCACTCCGTTATAATAATTTAGGTTTTGCCATCAATACCAGCTATTTATTATCAGAAATAAACTAACAAAATGGCAGAAGCATTAATTTCCCCAGGCGTATTCCTTTCAGAGAATGACCAATCTCAAATAACAGCAGGTCCTATTACAGTTGGCGCAGCATTAGTTGGCCCTACTGTACTTGGTAGAGTAAACATCCCTACTTTAATTACTACATATTCTGAGTATAAAGCAAAATTTGGTGCTACCTTCGTTTCTGGAGGTGTATCTTATGAATACTTAACTTCTCAAGCAGCGTATAATTACTTCCAACAAGGAGGTACTTCGTTGTTAGTAACAAGAGTGGCTAGTGGATCTTATACATCTGCTACAGCATCTGTTGCTAGCATTGCTGGTACAGGTTCTCCTGCATTTATGTTAGAGACTTTGAGTGTTGGTACTGTAATGAACAACAACGCATCAACAACTGCTTCTACAAGTTTATTACCTTCAGGTTCAGCTGACAACATTAGATGGCAAATTACATCTGTTGATTCAGGATCTGGTTTATTCACTTTAGTGATTAGACAAGGTAATGATTACAATGCAAACCAAAGCGTATTAGAGACTTGGGCAAACCTTTCAATGGATCCAAACCAAAACAACTACATCGAGTATGTAATTGGTAACCAAGCTCAAAACGTAGTGAGTGAAGATGGCGCTTACTATATTCAAGTAACAGGATCTTATCCTAATGCTTCAAATTATGTAAGAGTATCTAACGTATACACTCCAACTCCAAACTATTTAAACCCACAAGGTCAAGCATATACTTACTACACAGCTTCTTTACCAGCAGCAGGTAGTGGTTCAGTACAAGGTGCATTTGGTGGTGCAAGCGGTCCTTTATACGGCTGTTTAAATCCTTCAACTTATGTAACATCTGCTCCATTAAACTTATACGAAGGTATTAAGAGTGCAGCAGCTAGTTCAGATGCTAACAACGTACAAGGTTTAAGAGCTGGTGATTATGATATCGCAATTGATTTATTAGCAAATACAGATGCTTATTCTTACAATGCATTATATGCTCCAGGTATCAATAGCCAAAACGCTTCTAGCCAAGTTGGTGCTATCTTAAGCACAGTTCAGAATCGTGGTGATGCTATTGCAGTAGTTGATATGGTAACTTACAACCAAACTGTAACAGCTGTATCTACAGCAGCACAATCCTATGATAACTCATATGGTGCTACTTACTGGCCTTGGTTACAAGTTAGATCAATTGAGACTGGAAAATTAAACTTTGTTCCTGCTTCTACAATTATCCCTGCAGTTTACGAATACAACGATAAAGTATCTGCTGAGTGGTTTGCACCTGCAGGTCTTAACAGAGGTGGTTTACCAACAGTAATCCAACCAGAAAGACGTTTAACAGTAGGTCAAAGAAATGCTTTGTATACTGCTAAAGTAAACCCAATCGCAGTATTCCCAGGTCAAGGTACAGTGGTATATGGTCAAAAGACTTTACAATCTCAAGCTTCTGCTTTAGATAGAGTGAATGTTAGAAGATTATTAATCGCGTTGAAGAGCTACATTGGACAAATCGCAGAAACATTAGTGTTCGAACAAAACACTGCTGTGACTAGAAATAGATTCTTATCTCAAGTAAACCCTTACTTAGATTATGTTCAACAAAGACAAGGTTTGTATGCATTTAGAGTTGTAATGGATGAAACAAACAACACTCCAGATGTAATTGATAGAAACTTATTAGTAGGTGCTATCTACTTACAACCAACTAGAACTGCGGAATTTATCCAATTAACATTCAACATCTTACCAACTGGTGTAACCTTTGGTGCATAATTAAAAAATAATATTTGATGAAAAATAAGACAAAGATTAGATTACATTTATCTAAGAATTTATTTGAAACTATCGCCAAAGAAGTACTAGCTGAAGCTAAAGTAAATGGTGGTGGCGCTTATACAGAAGCTGTAAAGATGCCTAAGCAACCTAAAAAAATCAAAGAAGTAGATGCAGAAGCTGATACTGATAAGATGAAGAAGATGGAAGAAATGTCTTCTAAGGAAAAAATGGCTAAAGGTCTTTACAAAGAAGATGAGATGGAAGAGATGCAAATTAACGTAGCTGAAGAAGGTACATTAAATGAGATCGATCCTTCTTCAATTGACTGGTCAGCAGTAGCAGCAGCTTTAGGAGCTATTGGTTTAGCACCATTCCTTATCGATAAGATTCACAACTTATGGAAAAAGAAGTTTCCTAAGAGCTTTGAAAAAGCACAAGGTGTAAGTGGTGCTATCAGCAAACAAGCTGGTGGTAACGAGCCAGGTGATGAAGAAGGTCAAGTTAAGACTGGTAAGTTTGAATCTACTAGCTTAAATGAGTTACGTAAGCAAATCAAAAACAAATAGTTAGATATTTATATTAAATACACCGCAAGATGGCAGTACTAGACCCAAATGAGATAATGTTTACGAGTTTTGAACCTACAGTTCAGAACCGATTTATAATGTATATTGATGGTATTCCATCATTTATGATCAAAGCAGCTTCTGCTCCAAACGTAAACCTAAATGAGGTTAAGATTGACCACATCAACGTTTACCGTAAGATTAAAGGTAAAGCTGAGTGGCAAGATATGACATTGAGTTTATACAACCCAATCTCTCCTTCAGGCCAACAAGTAGTAATGGAGTGGATTCGTTTATCTCATGAGTCTGTAACAGGCCGTGATGGATATTCTGACTTCTATAAGAAAGATTTGAACTTATCAATCTTAGGTCCAGTGGGTGATGTAGTTTCTGAATGGATCATTAAAGGTGCATTCGTTAAAACTGCAAACTTTGGAGCTTATGATTGGTCAAACCAAGACGCAATTACAATTGAATTAGGTATTGGAATGGATTATTGTATCTTGAACTACTAAGATTTACAAATTATACGAAAGAGCCGTCCAAAAGACGGCTTTTTTATTTTATAAGTCCTTTAAGCATGGTTAAAAACTTGCCAAAAACGTCTAAAACAACCAAGTAAACCACTGCAAACACCCCACAAAAGGCCAAAAACACCAACATCCAGGTGTAAACCCAGCCTTCAGAGGTTTGAACCACAAAAGCAGCCCATATTACAGCTGCTACAAATGACCACCAAAGTATGTTTAGCAGGTAAAAAACGACTATCATTACAGGCCATAACAACCTGATAATGAGTAAGATAGCTGCTAGAACGATAACAGACGTTAAAAAAGTTAAAAAGCTCATTGTGTTAAATTTTTGCATAAAAATACAAAAGTTATCCGATACTGGCAACAGTTTTCAATAGTAAAATTTCTTGTATTGTATATATTTATTAGTATATTAATCTAAATAAAGACTATGTCAGAAAAGTTCACGTTGCCTACAGAAACTGTAGAAATTCCTTCTTTAGGAAAAGTTTATTCTCTTGAAAATCCACTATCATCTGGTACTATAGAACTCAAGTACATGACTGCGAGAGAAGAAGATATCCTAACAAACATTAATTTGTTAAGACAGGGTATTGCTATTGAAAAGATGTTACAATCTTTAATTAAATCTCCGATAAACTACGATGATTTATTACTTGGAGATAGAAATGGCTTACTTATCGCAGCACGTATCTTAGCTTATGGATCACAATACACTTTCGAATATAGTGATGTAGAATCTGAAACCAAAGAGCAAGTAACTATTGATTTGCAAGAGTTGAAAAACAAAGATGTAAATTTCGGTCTTTACAATCATAAAAATGAATTTTCCCTTGAATTACCAGCTTCAAAAAACCTAGTTACATTTAAGTTGCTTACAGTTGGAGATGAAAAGAAAATAGACCAGGAAATAAAGGGATTTAAGAAGGCAACCAATTTACAAGCAGGTGAGCTTACTACAAGATTAAAACACCAAATAACGTCTGTAAATGGCAATTACGACCAGAAAACAGTACGCGACTTCGTAGATAACTACTTACTTGCAAGAGATTCAAGTTTTTTACGATCTTATATAGGAGATATCACTCCTGATATCGACTTATCAGTTAGTTTTACCCTATCAAGTGGTAGAGAAGTTACAGAAAGTCTACCATTAACGACTGAGTTTTTTTTTCCCGGGAGTTGAGTACAGACCCGTATTTAAGCGAGAAGTCTTTGAGCTAACCTATCATGGTGGGGGTGGCTTTTCGTGGTCTGAAGTAATGGAGATGCCTGTAAATGAAAGAAGGCTAAATATTAAATTCATCAACGAACACCTACAAAAGCTTCAAGAGATCCAGCAAGAAAACCAAACAGTTACTGCAGATAAGCCTTTAATAACAAAGCCGAACATTAAAACTCAAGGTGATTTACAGCCTACCTATAAATCTACAGTAAAATCTAAGAAATAGCTATTTATTTGTATAGTCTAGTACAATATGGCCGATCCAAAAAAACCAGTCGAAACTCAGCAAGAGCGAGAAGAAAAACAAAAGGTTAGATATCTCGATGAGCAAGCTCTGAGCTGGAAAAATATACTTTCTTTAAAAGGTAAGATTAAAGATATATCTAAAGAAGAGAGTATGTACGATGCTCTTTCTGCTAAATTATCTGCCGAGCAGACTAAGAATGCTCGCAGCTATGCAGCAGTAACTGCTAATATCGATAAGCTTGAAAAGGATTTAATAAAAGCAAGAGCGAAAGGTACACAAGCAGGAGACAGAGCAGCAAAAAACATAGAGCGTCAATTAAGGAATAGAAAATCCATCCAAGATGATCTTGCTAAAACTGAAGGTGGTTACATTGAAAAACAATCATCAGCAGCAGCAAAGAGACGAGGTCAATTAGAGGCAGAGCGTAATTTAATAACGCAAATTAATGGTCAGAGAACTATTGGTACTAAAATTGCAGATTTATTTAGATCTAAAGAAGAAAAGCAACGACGAATAGATCTAGCCCGAGTAAAAGCAGGAGGTGGTGTAAATGATCCATCCAAAAAAGGTGAAACAGATAGTTCAGGATTAAAATCAGCAGGTCTTGCGGGAGCAGCAATAGCTGGAGCTACTGCAGCAGTTGAAAAGATGAAAGCTCCAATCAAAGCATTGGGAGGTTTAATCTATTCAAACTTAACAAAACCATTTTCAGAAGCAGCTAGTTTGGTTAGTGGGGGAGTTGGTATTGGTGGTGGTGCTGTAAGTGGCGCAGGTGCAACTAGCTTGTTAGGAGGTTTAGCAGATGTGGCAAGTAAGATACCTTTCATAGGAGGTTTACTTGGAGCATTAATAACAGGCTTTAAAGGTGTACTAGATTTTGCTTTAGGTATCGATGCTGCTAATACAAGAATAGCTAAGAGCTTAGGTATCTCAAAGAAAGAAGCTATTGATCTTAAGAATAGCTTTGTAGAAACAAAAAATATTGGGGATAGTATTGTTGTTAACCAAACTAGATTAGTCGAATCTCAAATTGAATTAAGTCAACAGTTAGGAGTTAACAATACTTTATCTCGTGACATACTTGCAACAAATATTGAATTAAAAGAAGTAGCGGGTTTAGAAGTTGAAGCTAGAAAGTCTTTAGCTGAGTCTGCTATTATTACAAATAGAAACCAAAAAGAAATTACTAAGAGCGTTCTTGGACAAGTAGCATTGTTTAAAGGATTGACTGGTATTGGATTTAACTTTAAAGATATTTTAGGAGAAGCTGCTAAACAGAGTGGCGTGTTGGGTTTACAGTTTGCTAAGTATCCAGAAAAATTAACAAAGGCTTTAATAAGTGTTAAGGCATTAGGCTTCGATCTTAAACAAGTGGATCAAATTGCTGGTAGCTTAGTTGACTTTGAAAGTAGCATATCAAAAGAATTTGAAGCTCAAGTTTTACTAGGTAAAGATATCAATCTAACCAAAGCTAGAGAAGCTGCATTAAATAATGACTTAGCTACAGTATCTGCTGAGATTACCAAGAATGTAGGTAGTGCAGGGGATTTCTTAAAGTTAAACAGACTACAACAAGACGCTATTGCTCAGTCTGTTGGTATGACTAGAGATAGTTTGGCAGATACCTTAAAGAAGCAAGAAGCTTTTAATAAGTTAGGAGCAAAAGATCTACAACAAGCTAATGCGAAGATACAAGCACTACAAGCACAGGGAAAGACTCAAGAGCAGATTTCTAAAATGCTTGGTGAAGATGCTTACAATTACATCACACAAACTTCTACTGCTGAAAAGTTAGCAGAAGTTATGAATAAAATTAAAATAGTCTTCGTACAATTTGTAGAAAAATCTGGTCTTATTGAATTTTTAACAAATCCACAAAGAATAGAAAGTTTTATAAAATCCGTTATTGGAAAACTAGCAGGAGCTGTTGAAGTTATTGGAGACATCATTGGTGGTATATTAGATTTCATAAGTCATTTACCAGGTACAGACAAATTAAAATATCAAGGATTAGCTTCTAAGGTAAGATCTGGTGCAAGCGAGTTTGGTGGTGGTATAAGAAGTATGGGAAATAGCCTAAACTTTGGTGGTACAGATTCTATTAGTGGCACTGTTGAATCAGGTACCAAATCTCAAAAAGCTTCAAGCGGAGCTGCTGCAGCAACTCAGCAATCTAAATCGTTATTTAATCAAAACACAATAGTTTACGTTGGTACAGAGAAATGGAGTAGTACAACAAGAACAGCATTACAACAAGATTCAGGAACTACAATAGAATAACATGTCATTACTAAATCAAATTAAAGACTCACAATTGAGTAAGCAAGGACAAACCAACCCAACTGGTATTTTTGAAGGAACTCCTCAAAACGTAGCAATACTTCAGAGAGGATATTCAGTACCTAATAAGTCTACTGTTATTCCTCCTTACCAAAGTCCTATTGACCAGACTTTTAATTCGAGAATCGCTCCTACTTATATCGATTACATGAAATCAGCTAAACGATAAAAGATGCCGTTAATTAACTTCAAAACAGACTTTACAAGTTTACGTTACGGTAATGATAGACCTAATGGGGGATCTAGCACACAACCTTATGTACAATTTCCTATTCCTGGAGTTAATCCACCTTCAGTGTCTAATGAAGCATTAGCATTTTTTGATAGTTACTATGAAACAAATAGAACAAGTTTAGACTTTCCTATTAGAGGTGGTAGAATTGTAGAGGTGGGAGGATTTAGATATTCTACTCCTTCTAATGAAGTTGATACAATTAGAATTAAGAATTTTCTTAAAGATGCACCACGAGGTACTATTTTTGTTGAAAAGCAAAAAGCCTTACAATTAACAAATCCTAATACTCAAGTAGCAAATTCTCTACAGTATACAGGAGCTTCTTTATTACAGACAATAGGAGCTGGTAACGCAATACTTCCTGTTACTAGAACATACAATCCTAATAACACAATTGCTCAAGTATCAGTACAAGGTACAGGAGCTCACTATAATAGACAAGGAGTTAATCCAGTAATTTTCCAAGCTCCTCAATCAACCTATGAATATATTGTAGCTAATAGCAACACTGCTACACAAAATAGATTGGCAGTTTTAGCACAAATTAAATTAAGAGATTCAAATTCATTTTTATTTGGCGATCTTGACATTCTTTCAAATGGAATAGATTTTCAAACTTATAATGAGTTAAACATATCTCCAATCCAAAACCAGATCCTTAGTTACACTGGAGGTCCTGGATCAAATTATGGTATTGGTAATACAATTATTAAAAGAGCTACCAGTACTGTTCCTGCAAAAGTATATTCTAAAATATCCTTAAACTACGACCAGTTAGCTAATCAGATAACACGTCCTGGTGCAGATCCTTTGTTAGCACAAGTACAAGATTTTAGAGATCAATTAGATCCTACAGTGGTAGCAAGATCAGATTACTTTTATAAATCTCTAGAGAGACGTCTTAGCGTAGGTAATCCAGGTGTAAATGGTATTCCTAGAGTAAACTACACGGATGTAGTTGCTCCTGCTATCGATGCTTTAAACCAGCAACAGTTATTCTATTATAATTCTGCAAATGGAACTCCTTGGAGTGTTGGAGGTGAAGACACAAAAGACATTATTAAGTTTGCTTTTGAATGTATTGATAACGATGCTCCAGATAATGCTATAGCTTTAGTATTTAGAGCATTCTTAGAAGGCGCAATTCAAGATTCTAATTCAGCTCAATACAACACCTTTAAGTATTTAGGACGAGGTGAAACTTTTAGAACATATCAAGGGTTTGATAGAAGTGTTAATTTTGCATTTAAAATATTAGTGCAAACTAGAAGTGAGATGCAACCACTTTATAGAAAACTAAATCATTTAATTTCTCAAGTGTATCCTGACTACTCTCCTGTTTCTAACTTTATGAGAGGTTCTGTTGTTAAATTGACAATTGGAGATTATTTTTATAGAGTGCCTGGATTCTTAGAAGATGTGAATGTAACTTTAAATACGGATGTAGGTTGGGAAATTCTTCTAAACGAAACAGAAGAAGACGATGTAATGCAAGCTCCTTTTGTTATAACTGTTAATTGTTCATTCAAGCCTATTATGGATATCTTACCAAGAAGAGAAACATATCAACAAGATTATGTACCTCTTATTATGAATAGAGATAATTATTTGAATACAACAATACCTTCCAATGTTCCAACTGTTGTAGAAACACCTAGAGAAGCGGCTATTACTCAACCTCAAAGGAATCTTACAGCAAACACACCAACCCAACTTAGTTCTGAAAATGCAGGAGCACCAAAGATAGCAGCTAACCCAGCTAATCAAACACCTCGTGTACAAAAGGATCAAGGTGGTGGTAATCCTAAATTAGCAAGAGAAGGTAATAAGAAGCAAGCTGTTAACCAAAATGCAGTAATTTATAAAAACGGAATACCAACAGCTAATCCATATGGATTTTTAGGTGGGTATAATGGAACTAGAACAACTTCAGTTAACACTTATCCAAGAACAACAGGCTTCGGATTTTAAAATAATTAAAAATGCCATCTAGATACCAAACGATAAGAACTACTAAATCAGATGCAACTGGAAGTTTGTATTATGTTACAAATGTGTATCCTGAAATCGCTCCAACTGATTCAGATTATTATGTAATTACTACAATCGATGATAGATTAGATTTATTAGCTTTCGACTTTTATCAAGATTCAAATTTGTGGTGGATCATAGCTTCTGCAAATGCTTTACCAGGCGATTCAATATATCCTCCAGTAGGAATACAATTAAGAATACCGATAGATATTCAATCAATATTAACTACCTACAATCGAGTAAATAATGCAAGGTGAGGTTTTATCTAATGTTATTGGTGCTCCTTTTAAGCAGTATATTATTGACCAACTGACTTTAAGAGCTGCAAACAACTCTAGTTTAAATAGAGATAATGAGCAACTTGTCTATCTTGCTAATAAAATGTCATGGACAAGACTTACCTCATCAGTAAGAGTTAATCCCAAAGGACAAACGCTGCAACAATTCTATGGTAATTTGTTCGATGGTCAAATACCTTTAGGTGATTATCCCAACAATGATAGCTTAGCTAAGAATTGGGTTTTACAAGCAGGTACGTCTCAGTACAACAACGGACAATATAATTTAAGATATGGCTTAGGACCTAATGGTGCTTATGGTTTAGGTGGTACTGCGCAACAAGGTTTTAGACCTATGCCTGGTATTGAGTCAGCAACTATTGAATCAAAAGGTACTCTAGGTTCTTTAAGAGAAGCAAATATTAATTTTAAAGTTTGGAATGTAGTACAGCTCAATGTTATTGAAGCTTTGTATTTTAGATTAGGGTATACAATGTTATTAGAGTGGGGGCATGTAAACTATTTTAATAATAAGGGTCAATTTATTACAGACACAGGAGGAATAGATATTTTTGATCCTAAGCTTTCTAGTAAAGAATTAATTCTCCAAAGAATAACGCAAAAGAATAGAGAAACTGATGGTAATTACGAAGCTATGCTTGGTACAGTTACCAACTTCTACTTTTCATTTAATGCAGAAGGTGGATTTGATTGTAATTTGAAATTAATTGGATTAGGATCTATTATCGATACTATTAGAATTAACCAAACATTTGTACTGCCTAATAGTTTAACTCAAAAGATACAACAACAAGAAGCTTTAATACAAAAACAGCTTGAACAAGAAGCTAAGCTAAGAGATATAGAAAGAGATAAAGCAAGTCGTATTGAAGCAGGAAAGCCAGCAGTAATAGTTGCAGCTGCAAAGGATGTAAATGGTATCAAAAAGATTTACCAATCAGCTAAATCTCCAAATAAACCAGATAGTGTAGATGTTAACTTATCTTCACTAGCTTTCGTAGCTACTCAGTATGTTGCAGTCGCTGGTGCAGCAGCAACAGATTACTACTATAAAGCAGATGGACCAAGCCAACCTTATAACGTAGAACTTAATTCTACTCGTACTGGTTTATTCTTAACTAGTAATGCACGTAGAGGGGGATTTCAATTGATATCTGCAGATGTTTCAACTCCTCAACCTGTTAAATTAGACCTTACACTTATTAATTCTCTAAGTAGCAAAAATAGACAAGGTTTTACCGAGGAAGCTTTACAGTTTGATATAGTAAGTTACGATCTTATTGATGCTAAAATATATCCAAGAGTAGTTCGTGATATTAGTGGTCAAGTAGGCTACTCACCATTAGGTAAAGGAACTTCAGGTGGGTTATGGCAACCGTTAGAGGATATTGCTACCACAACAGTAGGTAAACTTTTAGACACTTCAATAAATGTATTTAACAAAAGCTTTTTTGGAAAAAACAGAGCTGCTTTTTCATCCATAATATATCCAGATGCAGAAATAGATACTACGTTTGGAATGTATATTGCTTATGTTTCGAGTGGACAGCAAAAATTTATTGAAATAACCATCACTCCAGTAGGCAAACATACAAGACAGGAATATGTTACAGCTTTAGATAATTGGTTTACTAATATTGGAACTGTTGATATAACTAAGTTAATAGTAGGTACTACATTAAACCAAAAAAGTGTTTTAATAGATAGTAACATAACAGGACTGAAAATAGGCAATGATACTATAACAGGTAGAATTCAATTTAACGACACAGGTTTAATACAGAAAGTACTACCTCGTCCTAACACCTCATCATCTACAGCTGCTGCCGGTGGTACAGCAGATTCGCAAGGAAATACAAAAGGTGGTGAAAATCAAACTACACCTGAAC